AGCCAGTAGTAGGAAAAGGCATAGTTTGATAATGAGTATTATTCTCAATAAAGAATTAAAAAAAAGGAGCCTCCGAAGAGACTCCCAATATAATATAAATTAGAATGCGGCAGGCTTGGTAGCAGTACCGGCAAACAGTTCAACAGCAGCAGCTGGATTCAGGTAGTCGGCACCCATAGCCAAACGGCCAAGGATCACGTCACCCTGATAGATAACAGAAACGTCACCACTGGTTACTTGAACCTGAGGAGCAATCGCTTCGACACAACCAGCAGCTTCACGCTGGAAGATCAAACCACAGCTATTAGCAAATTCGGTTTCTTCACCGTACTCGTTGTTGATACCGGTGACATCAGCAGCAGCATCTTCAACAGCTTCAGATACGAACGAACCGGTGTTACCAGGATCGGTAACGCCAGGGTTAGTAGCAGAACCAGTACCGTACTTAGTACCATACTGAGAGAAGAAAGGAATATTCATGGACTTGTAGATCTTGATACCAGCGATCTCCACGATTCCGTCGCCACCTTGCAGTGCGGAACCTTGAACGTCGCGGTTGATCAGACCATTAGAACCGACCTCTTGGATCAGTGCATAGTACTGACGGGGGTTCAGGACACCCACACGTCCGTCCTGGCTGACTCCCTTTTCATCCATTGCAGCGGCAGCATCATAGAATGCATTTACCAAAGCAGTAGAAGAATAAGCATCAGATGCGTTAGCAGTAGTACCAACACGAACCTGAGTACCACCGGGTTCTACATAGTTAGTAGCAGTGATAGGAGAGGCAGCACGTGCACCACGAGTGATAGCACGGAAGATCAAGCGGTCATACTTTTCTGCCAAGGCGTAGCCGATTTTACGGCTGATCTCCGAGCGCAGATCGTAATGAGAAAGAGTCTCATCAAGGTCGTATACGAATGCTGAGCTGATCAGCAAATCATCAACCGTGATGGTCTTCTCAGCCACTGGAGGTGCACTGTTGGTATCACCCAAAATGCTATTTCCAGGCGTATGGAACTCACTTTTGGTGCGTCCGGTGTAGATGAACTGCAAAGATTTGCCGTTCTTAAGTGTACGCTTCATCACAAGATCGCGGGCGATCGTGTTACGTTGGAAGCCTTTGAACATTTCTCCACTGAACAGTTTCAGATAGAGAGCGCGGGTATCACCCGCCAAGTTAGCCTGACCCAGCTGAGTTAGCTGAGCAGGGTTAGTAGAAGATTGAAAAGCCATTTAAAAAAAGAGAGTAATAATATAGACTCTCAAAGATCTTTGAGTTATTTAATTTGTATTGTGGTCTATCCCACCGTCTAGACGGCAAAGGGTATCCTCGTAAGGGCCAATGCCAATAGTGATGAGGGGAATTGCACCCCTCTGTAAGATCTATCTCACTTGGTGTACTTGACACCGCGATAGCAATAAGTCTTGCTCTGCACAGTAACCTCCTAAGAAGCTCCACAAGCCCCGTTCCATGCTTATGGTGTCATGCGTCCCGAAGGATGAACGGACGTGCTTCTAGCCGACTGTAGGCGCCACCAGGGCAACAGGTGTAGAACTAGCTGATGCAAGATCAAGTGGGAAGTTATGAGCATTACGCTCATGCATTACTTCCATACCAAGACCAGCGCGGTTCAAGATGTCAGCCCAAGTATTAAGGACGTGACCATCAGAAGACTGGATGGACTGGTTAAAGTTAAAACCATTCAGGTTAAATGCCATAGTGCTGACGCCAAGAGCAGCAAACCAAATACCCACCACAGGCCAAGCAGCCAAAAAGAAATGAAGACTACGGCTATTATTGAACGACGCATATTGAAAAATGAGACGACCAAAGTAACCATGTGCTGCAACAATATTATAAGTCTCTTCCTCTTGACCGAACTTGTAACCATAGTTCTGACTAATATCTTCAGACGTTTCACGTACAAGGGAAGACGTGACCAAAGATCCGTGCATAGCTGAGAACAAGCTACCACCAAATACACCAGCAACTCCCAGCATGTGGAAGGGGTGCATGAGGATGTTGTGCTCGGCTTGGAAAACGAACATATAATTAAAAGTACCGGAAATGCCAAGAGGCATAGCATCTGAAAAAGAACCTTGTCCAAAGGGATAAACAAGGAAGACAGCCGATGCCGCTGCCACGGGTGCGGAGTATGCAACAAAGATCCAAGGCCTCATTCCAAGCCGATAACTAAGTTCCCACTCTCGTCCCATGTAACTGTAGATACCAATAAGGAAGTGGAAGACGACAAGTTGGAAAGGTCCACCGTTATAGAGCCACTCATCAAGACTTGCAGCTTCCCAGATGGGGTAGAAATGTAGACCGATGGCGTTTGAAGATGGGACGACTGCCCCTGAGATGATGTTGTTTCCATACATGAGAGAGCCAGCAACGGGCTCACGGATTCCGTCGATGTCAACGGGTGGGGCTGCAATGAATGCAACGATGAAGCAAGCTGTGGCAGCTAGTAGTGTTGGAATCATAAGCACTCCAAACCAACCAACATACAGTCGGTTGTTAGTACTGGTTACCCAGTCACAGAAGTTGTTCCAAATATTTTTTTGTTGTTGTAGCGCAATTGTAGACGTAGCCATTTAAATAATAGTGCATGTTTATGAAGCGATTAAGCATCGCCAATGAAGCGATTAAGTAAGACCAATTTAAAGACTTGGCAGTCTAGAGCTAGGGGAGGAATTGCACCTCCCTTATTCTATTTAGCTATTAGAAGTTGTACTTGACTCCGAGCTTAGTGCCGTAATCATTTACATCATCAAAGGTAGCAGCCACTTCACCATATACGGAGAGGCGTTCTGTTGCTTGAACTGAACCGCCAAGCTTACCAGTCAGTTTAGTTTCTTCTTCACCACCATCAGGTGCAAAGATAGAAGGACCAGCTTGTACATAATAAGAAGCTACATCATTTCCTGATTCATAACCCAGATGAAAATCTGTGACATGACCATTAAAATTAGATCCACTAAAGCCAGCGTTGTTCTCAACGTTCACGTAGGGACTAGCGATTGCAGGAGTAGCAAGGAAAGCTACGGCAGGGAGGATAGCAAAAAATTTCATTGTAGTTTAGTTAAAAAAGAATAAGTGTGTTTTGTACGATTACCATGAACACCCCAGCCTAACCAATAGTATGCAGCATTCATGTAATAAGGAACCGTTTGATGATTAGTTTGAAAAGCATAAAGATCTTTTCTAAACCGCATCTCCTTTATCAAGTAATCGGTCTGACATTTTAGACCACTAGGATCTTCGTTGCGTTCGGTACAGTGGCTGCCAAGACCCTTGTACCGCTCAATAGATGTCCATTGAATTAAACCATACCCACCACGAAGGCAGCGATCGTAAGGAACGATAGCACCACCCTCGCATACGTTAGATTTAAAATTAGACTCTTGCTGGATGTTACCCATAATGACCGCCAGTGCTGTACGGTCTGTCACACCAGCAGAAGTCTGTAGTTGTTCTAGAACGTACTGCTGAGGCGCAGTACATTGTGGGCATTCAATCATTTTTTCTTAGCAGTTTTAGCAGCTCGTTTGAAGTTGGCAGCAGTAGGAGCACCTGCGCTCCCTGGCTTGCGCATCTTCTCACCTGAACCTTTTGCGATACGCATTTTCTTTGCGTGGATGTTAGCGTAGAGACCTCGTTTTGCCATTAGGATTTACCACATTTCCATTTACGTAATGCAAGAGCCTTCCGTGTGGGACGACCCTTGCTGTCTTTCATTGGACCTTTGACACCACCCATCCTAGCACAGAAAGACTTCTTACGCTTTCCGCCACCAGGTTGTGGTGCCTTTAGATTAGAACCTGTTTCCCGGTTATACTTTTCACGACCAGCTTTAGTAAGACCACCAGATCGTGATTTGTGTGTGCCGATTTTTAGGCTGACGTTCTTAGCCATTACTTCTTTTTCTTACTACGAAGTTTGTAGAAGTCAGCTGCTTCAATTTTCTTTTTATCGCCAGCCATGCCAGCAATCTTTTTTTGACCAGCAGACATACCTTTCTTAGGTGGTCTACCTTTCTGTGATCCGTAAGTTCCTTTACCTTGTGGCATTACCATACTCCAGGAATAATTTGACCAGTTAATGCATACGCTCCAAGCGCAGCCATCACACCTAGCATAGCCAGGCGACCGTTTAGCATTTCAGCTTTTTCGTTATGAGTCACAGTGTAATCTTTGTCAGTGTACATGGTGGGTTCTTTAGCAAAAAGGTTTTGTTGTCCGCGATCGTTGGTGGTAACAGTCATTAGAATTCGATGTCAGAGTTTTGAAGTTTACGGATAACGTCATCCCTAAAAGCAGGGTCACGATCATATCGTGGATCATTCATAGCTTGTACCAGTTCCTGTTGACTACGGAACTGTTCATTTTGCTGTGCAGCAGAACGCTTGCCAGTTAGCATTTGTCCATCAGTACCTACAGCATCATTATATTTATTGTTCAATGCTTGTACAGCAAAGTAAATAGAGTTAGCACTACCGCTAGACATTACAGAATCATACATCTCAATTTCTTCTTTAGAAATGTTCTGACCTGCCCAATTAAGCATTGATTTATATGCTTGCTCACCACCAACCATTTCAAACAATTGATTAGCTTGTTCTTCAGTAAGTTGATCAGCAGAAGGTTCTTCTTCTAGTACGTCTTCTTCGTCGGAGGTTTGCTCTTCTTGCTCCCCTTCTTCACCGGCTTCGGCTTCATCATTTGGTGTACCTAGTTTCTTTTGTAGTTCAAGATAAGCTTGTTCTAATGATGACTGGTCCTTAAACTTACCAGCCAACAGCGGTTGCTCTGCACCCTCAAGAGACTCAGCAACCTGCAAAGAGTCTTGCTCATCAGCATTCATGTCTGGCTGATCAGCAGGTGTATCATTCATCGTAAGTGTTTCAGGCATATTATTGTGGTGGGGTTGTTTCTGGTGGTTGCTGTTGCATCATCTGCATTGCAGCTTGTTCACGTTTCTGTTCAACAGCAGCCATCTGTGGTTCTTGTTGTTGAGCAGTCATCATCTGTTGTTGTTCCATAGCTTGTTGCTGTTCACCCTGTTGTTCTTCCATACTCTTCACAAGGTTAAGTACGTCGATACCAGAGGCAGCTGCAAGACGTTTGATAACTTCATCAGTATTGATGAACTGACCAATAGCTTCAGGTCCAATAGTTTGTGCAATGATCTGTAGGAACTGACCAAGACTTTCACGATCTTGACCACGACCAAGGGCATTGATACCAGCAACAATAGTTGGCTTAACAATATCACCTTTAGGTAACCGTGGGATCTGTCCAGTCTTTTGTGCAACAGCAAGTTTACGGTTTAGATAAGGTACAAGGAACTCAACAGTTAGCAGGCTAAATAATCCACCAAGTTGTTGTTCAAGTTCTAGTTGTGTCATCCGAACTTCTTCCGCTGTAGTACGTTCAGAGTCCCTAACGTTCATGATTAGGAATGCTTCACTTAGACGTTGAGTCAAAGACCCAATCATCTGATAAGCAGTTTGGAAGTCAGCTGTCTTACCAACTTGCACTACACCAATATCATCAGGTCGTCCCTGGATAATAGCACCATTGCCTGCCCTAGCAAGCGTTGATGGTTTGGTTGTGCTGCTTGGTGAGACAGTAAACACTACCTTAGCAGCTGCTGCGCTGCCTTCAACGATGGCTTGTGACAGAGCTTCAAGTGACTTTAGATCACCAAGGAACTCTTCCACTCTACCACGTCCGTAGACCTCTCCGTCTACGTGGTTAAAGCGTAGCACAAGCCAGGGGTTACTGTCAACAGGTGCTTTACCCATTGACTTGGTAAGGATCTGATCGTATACTTCTTGATGCCACACCCATCGATTATTGTCTAGCGTACAGTGTGTATAAATATCACATTCATCATTCTGTGATGTTGTGCTATCAGATACATCATTAGGTGTAGCTTCTTTATAATCGGGGTAAAATTTTTTAAGTAATTTTTTCGAGATTGTTTCTTTTGTTACAATTTCAATAACATTACCGTTGCCATCTCTATCTACTACATATCGGTTTAAAGGATAGAGCTTAAGTCCATCCTTACCCATAAAGATAAGAGCATTACCAGCTACAACTAAATGCTTTAGTGCTTGGTGAACAACAACACGATCAGTAGAAGCTGCAATAGATTCCATGATGGTGCGTTCAACCTTAGCAAACGACAAGTCAAGTTCTGATCTAATCTCAGGACCTAGTTCTTCTGGAAGATTGATATCATTAACCTGGAGTTTAAAGAAGCTGGTTTGTGGAGGTAGCAATGCAAGCATAAGTTTACTTGCAAGCGTCACCACACCTTTGGCTCCTGTCGATTGCCAGGGAGTAGTAAGTTTAAGAGCACCTTTAGTAAAGTGCTCATCTTCACGAATAAGATAAGGTAGGGTTAGATCTGCTGCTTGTCTAGCAGAGTTTAAAAACTGGGAACGGTCTGAAGACAATCTGTCATAACGTGATTTAGCAGTCATTAGATGTTTAGTGTTCCAGATTTAGTTGATGAAACGGCACCATAAGTTTGTGGATTAAACTGTAGTTGGCGACGTTTAAAGGGTTGTGTGCCAGCAGTTTTTGGTGCACCGCTAGCAGGTTGGATTTGTAGGTTAGCTGTTTGACCTGATCGAGCTTGGTTTGCAGCAGAGGTAGTTGCAGCAATGCGTGCATCTTCATCAGCTTTTTTCTTTCTTTCAGCTTCAGCTTTAAGTTGAGCTGAATAATCTGACATCATTTTAGAGACAGCAGACTTTTCATTTTGAACGATCTTTAATTGCTTAGCAATATCTGCTTGAGTTCTTGCTGCAGTAGCTTGCATTTGTTGCTGGAAAGCTTGCTGTTGCTGTTCCGCTGCAACAAAACGTGGATCTCTTTCACCACTTTTATAATAAGCTGCTTTGCTGTAACTTACTCGTCGACCGTCTTTACCCGCACCCGAAACTCTTCTAACTCTATAAGAACCAGCAGGCGATTGGCCAAAGTAAGATGGTGTGGATTGATAGCCCTTTCCAGGCATACCTCCAAAAATTTGTGCAAAGTTCATTTAATTTTCCTCCATATATTGAATGACCCACTCAACCACACTGCGTTGACCGGACCTGTACATAATTTTTTCCATTGTATCTTCAGGGTTAGGGTTTGTTGGTGGGAAGGATTCTTCTAGTGCAAGTATAAGTCCACGGGAATTCATCCCTAGAACTTCAAGCGTATTGGGGGAGATTGACATTACTATGCTCAAAGAAGGCTGGCATTCTAGCTGATTTAGTTGCGGAAAGTTCTGGGGCTTTGCCCTCATACATTAAACGATCACTAGAATCAAGCCAAAATTTTTTGTCTAAATATTTATCGGTAGTATTTGTACCTAGGGGCTGCATCACCCAATTGATAGTTGCCTTGCGGAGTTTATCAAGAGAAGGACTGATAGTAAGCCCCAGCTCCCGACAAATAAGGCTATTGGCAGCAACGTGAATTTGTTCATCTCTGCTTATATCCGCACTGACTGTGCGCATTCCAGCGTCACCATTAAAGCGCATGAATGGTAAAAGAACGAAGAAAATTGCACGCTCGGCAACCATCGCTTTGAGGATCGTATGATCAGGATGCGTAGTCCAAGCTTCCCTGAGCCGGAGAGCTTCCGATTCAGCTTTTTCATCAACCCCGTAAGCATTGGCAATGTAACCAAGTGCCAGGTCGTGATTTTCCTCATCGGTGATATTTGATTCCAATAACTCCCGCGATAGTTTTGGTACGTCGGAATCCAGTCCATCACGGATAAAATCTCCCACAGGTAGTTCCATATGTCTCAACGCAAGAGCACGGAATACCGTCTCTTCCGCCCCTGCCTTGCATGATCCGGCAGTTGTCTGGACTGGTGTCCATTTTCTTTTTCTGTTTAGTAGTTTCTCGTAAGGGTTCATTCTTGGCAATCACATGTAAGTTCTTCATTTAAAATGTCAGCTAAGTACTCATCAACATCATCTTTAATAGCAGCATAAACATTAGATTTATCTTGCGTATCAGACATCACTTGTAATGAATAATAAAGACTGGTTTGCGGGGACCGTAGCCACTCTTCCACGAACGCATTGTCGTAGGTCACCATATCACTCCATGAATTGAAGCTATAACCGTGAAGAAGCCCTGTGCGATTTAGTAGAGTCATGATGCCATCAGCAACACGTTTGTAAGCTTCCCAGCCTACCTCAGAGGCGATCTCTACGTCACCATAGTTGTAAGTTTGTACTCCGAAAGTACCCGAGTCGCGATCGACTGTCTGCGAGATAGGTGGAGCGATTTCTGGTGTGCAAGTATAGCCATCCAAATCCACGCTTCGATAACTGCAACTGGCGGTTGGAGCGATAGCAAAGGCTCGAACCATATTATACTCGCGAGCGATTGTGGCTGCTTGGTT